CGATGCGTTTGGCGACGAACCCCTCGAAGACCTCGGCGTTCCACTGATTGTTCATGTATTGCAGCACGCCCCACATATCATAGAGATCAAATGAGGGTTCCACTCGTGCGCCGATCTTGACCTCGCCGGGGGTATTGTGCGGCAGGTATTTGTCGAGCAGGAGCAGGCGGTCTTCCTCGGGCGGCTTGAGGTGTGTGAAGTGGCGGATCACGGGGAGGCCGGTTCGCACGGCATCGAGGATGCGTTCTTGCCGCTCGCCGTAGGTCGCTTTGTCGGTGGGAATGTAGTCGAGCAGCACAAGGCTGCCTTTGCCGAGGGCGTGGCGACGCTCAAAGGCTTCGCAGTCGAGCCACTCCATTTCGGGCGGCAGGTCGGCATTGCGGATCGCTTCCAGCACGGCGGCAAACTCATACTCGATCGAGAGGCGTTGGCCGCGCCGGTTCCACATACGACTGGTCGGCGCGTGGACGATGGCTCGCCAGCCATTGACTTTGGGTTCGTAGGCCCACTGGCCGCGCTTGTCGCGATCCGGTTTGAATGGGCCGCCGTTGGTGGGGCGGAGAGGGTAGGATGGGATCATAAAGAGTTTCTATAACTAACCACAGAGGACACGGAGGACACAGAGGTTTTTTTTGGCAAATTGATCATGCGGCTTGGGCGTGTTGTTCTGTCCGTTGGCAGCAGCGGCGGCTGCGGCGTATTGTTCTTCGTTGAGTTCGATTTGAAGTGTCACTTCCCCTTCCTCCCCTTGGTTTTGACCATCGCGATGATCGGGCAGGCGGCGTCCACGGCCATGTTTTCCTCCACCGACAGGGCGGTGTGGCGTCCGGTGTGGAAGTCGGGTGTGGGTTTGATCACCGCTTTGGCGCTGAGGGCTTCGGGGCAGTTGTGGCTGGCGAAGAGGGTTTGGATCTCGCCGATGAGTTCCTCGGCGCGGTCGGCGGGGATTTTGTCGCCGTCGATCTTGAGTTCGAAGCTCTGGCGGAAGAATTGGGCGGTGAGTTCGGCGCCGATAGCCTCGATCACCGGCGTCTCGTCCGCGAGGGTCGAGTAGCGGGAGGAGAAGGTGACGAGCACTTTCTCATCGGGGTTCTCGCCCTTGACTTCGACGGAACTTGGAATCTCGTGCTTGCCGTGGAGGTGTTGGAAGTAAAACTCTTGCGACATGGCGCGGAGTTCCGCTTTCTTGATCTTGAGGCTGCCTTCGAGGACTTCAAAATCCCGGCTCTCCGCGATGATCTCGCTGGCGAGTTTCGCGACATCCCCCGTAGGGTCTGGGAGTGCTGGGTATTCTGTGGTTTTCTTTTCAGTCTTGGCAGCGATGCCGCCGAGATTGATTTTACGGATTCCTGCTGCGGGAGCAGGCGTGGATGCGGCCGGAGCCGACTTGGGTGTTGCTGTTTTCATAAAAGTTAGTTGGAAGAGGGTTTAACCACGGAGAGCACGGAGGACACGGAGGTAGAATTAGAGTGTGAGGGTTGTGCCGTCTTCGAAGGTGGCGATGCCGTTCTCGATGGTGATGTTGCCCTTCACATTGCGAAGACGGCTGAGTTTGTCTTCGGGGCGAATGGGGTGTCCGGTGATCTTGTAGAACTGCTCGTTGGTGAGCTTCAGGTCTCCAAGGTCTTCATGGGTTCCGTCTTGCTCGTAAAACACGAGGCCGTAGGCGCTTCCTTCCTCTGTGTCGTAAGTAAACCGAATCCTGACGGAGTGTTCGTTGGCTACCGAGTCAGCGGCGGCGTCGAATGACGGGAGTTCATGGTGAATCTCGTAATCAATGTATTGGCCATCTTTCTGGACGAAGTGTGGGTAGGTTGGTGTGTTCATAAGCTGAATGCTGTTTTCAAGAAGTTGCGGATTTGTGTTTTTGTGGGTTGCTCGGTGGCGATGGCGATCCACCGGCCATCGGGAGAGTCGTAGGCGGCGAGCATGGGGAAGGCTCGGGCGGCTCGCATGATGATGTCGATGTCGGGTGCGCCGATATCGGAGACGGGGAAGATGTCGAGGATGGGGCTGGGTCTGCGTTTTTTTGGTTTGGTGCTCATTTGATTAGGCGGGTGGACTTCGTAGATCATAGGGTTTCCTTTTCGAAGACGGCCCAATACTCGTCGTGGCGAACCCAGCGGTAGCCTTGCGCGAGGAGGTCGCGGAGGGCGGCGGTGGTGGCGTCTTCGGAGATGTAGGCGTCGGGGTTGGTGAGCACCTGCACGGCAGAGGCGACTTCCTCCATCGGCAAGGTGGCGTATTGGTATTTCTTGGGGGTGGGCTTGGCGTTGAGTTGTTTGAGCTGTTCCACAAGTGCGGGCAGCGTGGCGTCCACAAGGCGGACGCCTCGGATGGTGTTGAAGAAGTCCATAGTATTAAAATGGTTGGTTTAGGTGATTGTTGGGTAATCCCCCGATAATTTTTTCCAAAGCTTCTCTCCGCACGGGGATTGGGTATGGGGATACATATTCAAAAATGTTCCCTTTTCTGCGTATAAGCAAATAACAATCAGCAACATATCCGTTGAAGGTATCTCTTGGTGTGCAATACTTTGTGGTATTACCTTCGCCGTCGTATTCACGAGGGTATGTCTGATAAACGACACCTCGAACAAAAGTTATTCGCGCATCGACAAGGGCTTCTGCTGTTGTATTTATCTGAATTGTATTGAGTTTAGATGTGGGAATGAGTTTCATGCTAGTTTTCATATTCCTCTGTGTTCTCTGTGTCCTTTGACTCGCTCGCTCCCGCGAGTCTCGCCCCTTCGGGGCCAACCTGCGGTTGCTCTACCTCGCGCCTGCCACGGCGCTTGGTTGTGGTTAATCATGCTGTGATTTTTCTATTGAAGATGCCGAAGGGCATGGGGATGGCGGCGGAGGGTTTGTGGGTGGTTGTGGTTGGTTTTTGGGTGGTTGTGGATACGGGGTGGTCGGTGCGGTGGTGTGGGGGGATGAGGCGGATGAAGCTGGCGAGGCCTCGCCATTGGGCGCGGAGGATGTCGCCGATGCGGTGCATGGTGAAGGGATCGTCGCGGTGGTAGGATTCGGCTTGCTTGGTGAGTATTTTGCGCAGGTTGCGGCGGCGCAGCCCGGTCTTGATCTGGTGGGAGGCGGCGCGGAGTTTGCGGCGGGCTTGGCGGGTGGGCACGATGCCGCTGGGGGTCGCGGCGATGCCGGTCACGATGCGGTGTCCGGCGCGGGCGTGCTGGCGTGTCGTTTTGGCGGCGTTGATCTTAAAGCCATGCGCGGCGGCGAGTTCAGGGATTTCTTTGAGAATCCTCGCGGCGACGGCCTCGCTATTGCAGGAGAAGGTGAGGTCGTCGGCGTAGCGGGTATAGACAAAGGCGGGGCCGCGACTGCCGAGGATACGGCGCTTGGGGGTGAGCGACTCGCGCAGTGCGATCACGGCGGCATCGAATGGCGCAGCGGCGATATTGGCGATGGCGGGGCTGGTCGGCAGACCTTGGCGGGCGGCTCCGTCGGGGAAAAGGAGTGGTAAAAAATCCTTCCCGATAGCGCATCTTAATATCTCGCGCAGTTCATCGGTGGGTTTTACTGAATCGAAGAAGTCTTCAAAGTCGAAGTGCAGGGTGATCTGCCAGTCGCCGACATGGGCAAGGGCGTTGGTCACAATGGATCGTCCCGGCATGAACCCGTGGGCCACCTTGTGAATGTCGAGGGTTACAGCTCGCGTGTTGATGAAGTGGAGGATGCTGCGTAGTCTGTATTTCTCATCTGGGCTGGGGCAATAGATCGTGCGGAACTTGCCATTGCCTTTGGGGATTTTGGTGATTTTCATTTGTTGTTAAATGTTTTGCGCGTGGGGAGTGGTCGCAGATGACCGGCCCGGCGGCGGCGTGCACACCGGGTTGGGGTTGGGTAAACCAGGTGACACTGCGCCGCCGGGCGGGATGTCATGCTGGCTGTCGGAGAGTTTAGCGCGCGGGGAGTGGTCGCGAGAACCACGGCAGGCCGCCAGAAAGCTGGGCACGAGGGGGTTGGGAAGGCTCGTGCCGCCTTAATGGTGTCCAGAGTAGTTCAGAGGACTGTGCGCGGTGAGTTTTTGGCGCGCGGGAGTGGTCGCAAAATTCCCTGGGGTAGGAGGTGTGGAATTCGAGTGGGGTTGGGTGACTCGAATTCATCACAGACGGACCCAGGGAATACCTGCGGAATACTCGGTGCGCGTTGTCGCTGGCCGGGCGAATCGCCTCGGGGCTGGCTCATCCGATAAAAAGCCGACTACTCCCGCACGCGCGGGGAGCCATGGGGGCGTTCGGCCTTGCCTGTCTTCGGCATCCCCTTGCCTCTCAAGGAGGCAGCCTGCAGTGGGCAATACGAGCGGGGTTTGCGTGGACTCGGCGGAGGCTTTACTGGCCTTGCTGGCTACCGAAAGTGTTATGGATTAACCACAGAGGACGCAGAGGACACGGAGGGGATTCTTATGCCGAAATAAAAGAAGCGGTAAGTGCCACTTGATTTTCTCCGTGCGCTATTTGGGGGAAAGCTCGTCCAACAGCAGTTGGTTCAGGAAGGGAAGTTCCATACTTTGTCGTGCGGGTTCCCCTCTTGGCTTTAATGAAATGCGCCTCGCATTGCCAAGCCCCATAGGTATTGCCATCCTCATCGAGTATGACAACTCCCGTGCAGTTTGGTATAACAAGATACTGAGTTCCTTTAAGTTTGAAGGTTCTAAATGTTTTCATTGCGGTTTCTAAATCAAAAAAACCAATGTTTGCATCCGTTTCTGGTGTCTCACTCATTTCGCGCCCTCCTTGAGTTTTTCAAAAACAAACCAAGCTGAATTGATCTCTTCGTCTGTTGCCCAAGTGGGTTTATCTGGCGCACCAATTATTGCGGCAAAGTTTTCAGCGCATTTTCGCCACTCGTCGAGTTCTCGCAACAACTTGTTGAGTTCATCTGTAATATCTTGTAAATCTCCAACATCTCCCTTGTTGTTTGGTTTGTTAATCCATCTGTCCTTGAACTGATCATTAACTAATTCGTATTTACTCATTTCGCGTCCTCCTTGAGTTGATCGAGTTCGGCGCGGAGTTGTTTTCCATGCTCTTCATTGGGTATGTAGTATTTCATTTTTCTCTCTGTGCTCTCTGTGTCCTTTGACTCGCTCGCTCCGTGCTCTCTGTGTCCTTTGACTCGCTCGCTCCTCTCCGAGCTGTATAGCTCTCCAAGCAGGAAGCCGCTCGTCTCGCCCCTTCGGGGTCAACCTGCGGTTGCTCTACCTCTCGCACGGCGCTCGGTTGTGGTCAAATTCTACAATGCCGCAAGCTGGGCTTTGAGCTTGGCGTAGGTGGAGGGGTAAACTTGGGTTATGTCTGGGGCTGGTGGTATGGTGAAGTGGGCGACGAGGGTTTCCAGTGGGTGCTGGGCATGGATGCCGTCCTCGTCGGGCAGGCTGGTGTGGCAGAAGGTGTGGATGCGGGAGAGGTTGTCGGCGATGTTGATGACCAATTCGTTGCCGGTAATGAGCACCTCCTCGGCGACGCCGTGCATGGTCTGGCGGTCGATGATGTGGGAGGTCGGCGAGTCTTGGCAGACAACGCGGTAGGTCGAGCCTGCGGTGAAGGAATCGTCGAGATCGGTGCGGCAGGTGATGTGGGTGACTTCATCGAGCCAAGCGATGCGTTGCTCCTCGTTGAGCGGCATGAAGGGGGCGGTGCGGCGCAGGCGGGCGCGGAGTATGGCCTCGATCGCGGTGCGTAGCTCGGGGCTGACGCTCTCTTGCTCGCTGTGCAGGAGAAGTTGCAAGAGCTTGCGTGTCTCGGCCATTAGCACGAGTTCCGCAGGCGTCTTGCCGCTCAAGGCGGAGCGGCGGGCCGTGGCGATCGTGCCGTTTTTGCGGAGCCAGTGGGTGTGGGGCATAGAGTTTTAAGTTTTAAGGATTAAGTTTTCAGTTTTTGTGAGTTTGGCGGCGTATTTCTTGAGCATGAGGTCGAGGCTCCAGTAGTAAGACCACCCGCCTAGTTCAACATGGTATCCGCCTGGGCATTCGCGGGGAATGCGGTTGATTGTTTCGACGGCCTGCGTAGCCTCTTGCAATGAAGTGTCGCCGAGGCGGATTTGCTGTTCGGTGCCGCACTTGAGGCATTTGGTCGTCCAGATATATCCGTGCTCGTTGTCGTGGGATAGCTTTCCGTTTTGGTCAATCATAGTGCGTTTTGAAGGATGGTGGATTTGGCTTTTTTGATGGCTCTTTGCAGGTCTTCGAGGTCTTTTTGGAGGGTTTCGGGGAGTGTGGCCTGTTCGGCGGTGGTGCAGGCGGTTTGGGCGCAATCTACGAGCCAGCAGAGTGAGTTAAAGATTGCAGGGCAATCTTTTTCAGTGTTGGTAATCATAGTGCGCTCCTTGGTTCAATATCCCGTTATGCGGCGCGGCGGGAAGGCTTGGCCTTGGGCGTTGATGGCTCGAAATTCGCAGTAGTCGGGGCCGGGATCGTTGAAGGATGAGCCGTGGACTTCGAGCGTGTGTATGGTTTGGGCTTCTTCTTGGGAAAAGCCCGGGCCGTAGGGGCTGCGGGTCGTGGCGAGGGTGCGCGCCGCTTCGCCCGAGAGGGTTTCAATGAGGTGCATGGGTTTATTTTGATTGTGATGAGTTGGTTGGCCACGGCAAAGCGTGTTATGTCGGCGGTGTTTCGCAGGTGCAGGCGATCCATGGCATTTTGCCGGTGTTTTTCGACTGTCTTTCTGCTGATCTGGAGGATTTTGGCGGCTTGTTTGTTGGTATAGCCTTCGGCGATGAGTCGAAGCACTTCGGCTTCGCGCTTGGTGAGTGTTTTTTCGACTTTTGGCTCGTCAGGCGTCTCGGCGATGGCCTTGAGTAAAGCCGGTATGCCGTCGCGGTCGGTTTTTTTCATATTCTTGGTAGGGTTTGACCACAGAGGACACAGGGGACACGGAGGAGGTTAATCCTCATCCTCTTCCTCATCATCCAGCCCGAAAAAGCCAGGATCACTCCCGGCGTCTATCAAGAGCTGAGACATTTTTTCTTTGGATACCTCTTTTGCTTTTCTGTTGTCGCTGAATAAAACGCAGTCCCCCTCATTCACAGCGTAGGGAATTTGTTCCAAATCTAAATTTTCCGTCGATGTATCTTCACTGAGAATTTTTAAGGTGATGGTTGTGATGTAGTATTTTTCCATGGATTTTTATATTGTAGCAAATGGGTTGCTGTGGATGGAGCGGAGGTAGCGCTCGTGGTTCAGGCAGGCGTCGCGGCGGTCGGCGAGTTGCTGCCTCTCGGCGGGATCGGTTGCCGCCTCCCAGCGGCGTTGGAGTCTCTGCCACTCGGCTTCGACTCGCTCCAGTTCAAGTTCCTCAAGGTCGTCGTTAATGATTCTGCTCATGGATGGATTCAATGTGGTTGAGAAGGTATTCTTCGATATCGACAAGGGATTGGGTGATCCGCTCCCGCCACTCGACGGCTACCTGCCATGGGCCATTGTTGCTGTATGGCAGGTAGTCACGGCTGTTGAACTCGATCTTTTCAAAGGCTTCGCGGGCGGCAACGATTGCGTCGTAGGCTTTGCCGTAGTCGTCGAGAAGTTGCGGCGCGGTCGTGCCGCCGAGGTGGATGGTTGGGAATGCTTTCATGCGGCTTTGGCGATTTTGCGGGTTTTGGTTTCGGTGGCGGTGGGTTTGAGCGATGCCTCGGTGGCGCGGCCTTTGAGTCGGTCGCGGCGGGCTTGGATGGCTGCGCCCATGGTCTTGGAGGTGGCGATGGTGCGGGAGAGTGCGGCGAGGGCGTCCTCGGTGGTGGGTGGGCGCTGGGCGTTGAAGGCGGCGACGAGCGCATCCTTCCACACGGCTTCGATCTGGCGACCGGAGTAGCCCTCGGAGGCTTCGGCGAGGCGTTGCAGGTCGAAGTTCTCGATGTCCCAAGCGGCTTTCTGCTTGCCGCGCAGCTTGGCGATGTGGATGCGCCAGATGGCGAGGCGCTCTTCGTGGTGGGGGAGGTCTACGAGCCATGTCATAACGCGGTCGATCACGGGGTCTGGTATCTTGTCAATATCATTCGCCGTGAAGACATAGAAGATACCCTCGGAGTGGTCTTGCATATCTTGGATGATGGCTTTGATGACGCGATCGGAGGTGCCGCCGTCGGTGGTGGATCCACCCGTGCTACCGAAGAGGCCGTCCACTTCGTCGATCCAGAGCACGCAGGGGGCTACGGCTTTGGCAGTGGCATGGGCGGTGCGCCAGTTTTGCTCGCTCTGGCCGACGAGGCTGCCGAAGAGGCGGCCTGCTTCGAGGCGCAGGAGAGGGAGGTTGAAGACATTGCCCGTGGCTTTGGCGAGGAGCGACTTGCCGGTGCCGGGGTGTCCGCAGGCGAGGAATCCGCGAGGAGGCTCGGTGCCGAAGTCGGCAGCGGCGTCGGTGTAGAGGTGTCGGTTGGCGGTGAGCCAGCCTTTGAGATTCTCCAAGCCGCCGATCCCGTCGAGAGTGGTGGGGTAGTCCACGATCTCCAAGATGCCGTTTTTGCGGATGGTGTTGGCCTTTTCGCGTTGGATGATGTCGGGCGAGATGTCGCCTGTCTCGACGATGGAGAGGGCGAAGGCGTCCTCGGCCTCTCCGGTGGTGAGGCCGGATGCGGCGGCGAGGAGTGGGGTGAGATCCTCGGGGAGCATGATGTCGGCACTCTCGGCGATGGATCGCAGCACGATGGCGAGCGATTCGCGGTCGGGCAGGCTGAACTCGATAGGGGTAATGAGCTTGGAGCAATCGACAGGAATCTTTAGCTCGGGGGCGAGGATGAGCAGGGTGATGCCGCGTGCCTTGCCTTGGATGAGGGCATCCTTGAAACGGCGGATGAGCACGGCGTAGCCTGGGAAGTCGGGCGTGAGGAAGAGGTGGAAGTCACGCAGGAGCAGTAGGCTGTTATCTGGCATGGATTGCACGGATTCGAGGATTTCCACGGGATCGGTGATGCCTTCGACTGTGCCTGCGATGACTTCGTGGCGGCCTTTGGCGATATCCCACGCAAAGAGGAGTCGGTCTGTGGCACCTGCGGCCTCGGCGATGGTGCGCTCGATGCGGGCTTCCTCGTGGCTCACGAGGTAGAGGCAGGGGTAGCCTGCTTTGAGGTAGTTGGTGATACGGGTTAGCATAGGAGTTTTAAGTTTTAAGTATTAAGTTTTAAGTTGAAAAATCCTTATTGTAAGGATTTTGTGGCGGCGGCGAGGATGCGGTCTTCGGTGCAGACCACGATGTAGATCATGCCTTCGGGTGGAGGGGGTATGGTGGGTTTTTCCATAACTTGAGTCCGGTAGGCATTGAGGGTTTCGATCGGCGTGGCAAGGGTGAGAGCCGGTATGCAGCCAGCGGCGAGTTGTTTGTCGCGATTGGCGATGAGGTTCTCGGTGGTCTCGTGCGCCTCGGCCAGTTGGAATGCCAACGGGTCGGTGAGATCGAGCACCCACAGGACATTGTTCTCGCCGGTGCAGGCGAGTTGAGCAACATCTTCGTGGTATTCGAGGAGCTTGATTTGTCTCTCGGTCATGCCTTTACTCGTTGGGCTTGGGTGGTGGTGCCGAGGGCGTAGTATTCCGGCTTTTTCTTGCGCGCTTTTTTGAGGCCGAGGGCTTCTTCGATTTCTTTCGTGGCTTGCTCACAGGCTCCACCTCGGAAGCCAGTAGCTTCCACGGTGACGGTGCCTGCGGCATCAATAGTGACTTCAATGGTTCTGTGCATAATAGTATTTCTGTGGCTAAGGTTGCGGCTGCGTGAACCGACATACGGATGATGCGGTCTTGGTCTTCTGGGCTGAGGCCCGGAAGAAGGGTGCGTTGGGGCATGGGAGTTTTAAGTTTTAAGGATTAAGTTTTAAGTGTTTCGGCATGGGAGTTTTCAGTTTTCAGGGAGTTGAGCATGGTGAGGTAGCCTTTCTGGGCTAATCGTTGGACATGGGCCATATCGCCGAAGTGGGACGGAAGAGCACCGCTGGCGGGGTCGCGGGGTATGGCGGCGCAGTATCCTTCGTCGTTGCGGCAGATCATCCACGAACTGCTGTCGGCGATATGGTGCGGGAAGTTCTTGCGGTTGTAAAACTCGAATAGCATGGCTTTTCCTTCTGGTGTCATACAGTGATCTGGAGTTTGATGGTGTCGCCGACTTGTTTGCGGGTCACATAGTAGCCCTTGGCCTTGGCGGCGGCGGTGGCGGTGTGGACGCCATACATCTGCTTGAGCTTGGTGAGGCCGTCGCCGAAGTGGGAGCGGAGCTTCTCACCTGGCCCCCAGAAGTCGTAGAGGAGTGTGTAGGACTTGGGCTTGGCGGGGTTGCGCACGACGCCGATCTGGTAGGTCGTGCCGGGTAGGCCGATGGCGTGCTCGCACTTGCCGAGCATCTCCTTGGTGAAGCCTGGAGGCAGTGGGAAGTCGCCGACATGGTGGCCATACCACTCGTAGTTTTTCTTGTCTCGCAGGAAGGAGCCGCCCATTTCTTGAATGGCGCTTTCGAGCGCGGTGAGGTTGCTGATCTCGATGTCGATGTTTGTTACATGGCTCATAATTTAGTTTTAAGTTTTAAGGGGTAAGTTTTAAGTATTCGTGTTTGTGAGGTGGTTTTTTATCCAACTTGCAGTCTCGTTTGGTAAGCAGGGGACTCGGGCGTAAATTTCATCCGCTTGATCTTTGCGTTGGATTGTAATTTTGAAGTGGTCTGAATCGAGGAGGGCTTCTATGGATTCCTTCCAACCTGGTTCACGCAGGCTCATGTATTTCACGGCTTCTGTAATAGTGTCTCTGCGCTCGATTTTATATTTCTGGATATCATAGCTTTGGCAGTTTGTTTCTGTGGCTATATTCAAGAGATATTCAATTTCTTTTTTGTCTTTTGCTGAAAGGCGGGTTGAAGTGCTATATGACAAGAAGTAGCGTTTTATGTCGCTCATGCTTATAGATTTTTAAGTTTTAAGGGTTAATTTTGAAGTATATGGGTCTTCTATTTTCATTTTTCTTGAGAAAATGATGTTATCCAGCTTGGCGAACTCCATTGCGGTGAAGAATCCCTCTACCCAAAGGCGATCCAGCGAGCTGTCCAACTTGAGGAGGTCTGCAAGGGTTTTTGCTTTCAGGATTCGAGCGTAAAAGGTTTTGAATTCCGGTGTCATTTGTTAAAATCCTTACGATAAGGATTTGTCGAAATACTCGCGCTCCCAATCCAAGCAGGCTTGGCGGGAGGGGTGGGAGTATTCGGCGGTGTCGGCGTGGGGATCAAAGCGCACTTCCCATTCTTGGGTGTGCTCGTTGAAGTCGATCCATGAGGCGCGCTGCGTGCGGCAGTGGCCGAGGGATTGCAGGGGGATGGCGTCGGTGTGGAGGCAGGACGCTGTGGCGTCGGGATGGAAGGTGAGAGTCATGTGTTTACGATTGCTTCGCGTTCGGAGGGTGTGAAATAGAAATCGACTTCGAGGCCGATGCCGATGGGGCCTTCGACTTCGGAGAGTTCGTGGAGGGAGAAGTATCCCCACTCCGGCTCGATGCCCTCGACCCAACCGAAGCAGGTGTCTTCGCCGTCCCAGTCTTGGATATACCAAGTCCAGCCGCCGCACGGATTAAAGAGCTTAACGCGCAGGAGGGTGGAAATGGCATCTCCCTCGGCATCCAGATTCTCGCTGGAGAGTGGCACCTCCATAAGACGGCAGGCTTGCTGCATGAGGGCGAGTTTTTTGGGGCCGGTTGTAATGCCGGATTGGTTGATGTGGTTGTATAGGCGGGGCAGGGTGGTGGTGGGCATAATAGTTTTAAGGATTTTCGGCGAGTTGTGATTTAAGCGAGAGCAGGCGAAGGATTGGGCGCGCCTTAAACCCAAGCGAAGCAGCGTCGATTTGGCCACTTACGGCTGAGTCTTCCATCGCGTCATCATTAGAGAGGAAAGAGAAAATGCCCTTGTATGTGTGTTTAATTCCAAGGGCTTTGCAGGCTATTTTGACGCCTTTTCCGTCCTTATTTGCCGCCCGCTCCATGAATGCCGATGTCGTTTTTTCCGCTAAACCTTGCGGGGTATTGCGTGAAGCGGCATAGGCGTAATCTGGATCGCTTTGGAAAAGATGGGTGTAAGCCCTTTCGAGTTCGATTCTGAATTTTTCGGTATTTGTCATGTTTCCTTGATTTTGTTGGTAAGGGCGTTGGTGAGGGCGGAGATTTCCTTGCGGAAGTCGTGGAGGATTTCGCCGTTGGGGAGGCGGATGGCGAGGGCGAGGCGGCGGCCTCGCGGGATGAGAACGGGGACGCCGCCGTATTTTTTGGCGAGGAGGAGGTGGTCGCGGTCGAAGGTGACGGAGGCTTGGAACTTGCGCGGGATGGGGAGTGGGTTTTTTACAGGCATAGGAAGAGAAATTCCCTGGCGAGTGTCTTGAGGCGGCTGAGTTGGTGGGGTGTGAGCGGGATGCTGTCGGCGGCGGCTTCGAGGGCTTGGAGGTCGGGGCCGCAGGGTATGTGGATTTGCAGGACGCGGTTGGCGGTTTCGGCGTAGAGGTTGGCCAGTTGCTCTTCGACGGCGCGGAGCTGGCGGTGTAGCTCGGCGACGCGGTTTTCGTTGGCAAGCATCTCGGTATGGAGGGCTTGGTTCTCCATAACGAGGCTGTCTATTTCGGTTTTGAGGAGTGCGGTGCTCATGAAAGTTTCCCTTTCTGCATTTGGGTGTGGACATAGCAGAGGTTGCGCGCGGATTCCTCGTGGTAGCGGGCGAGGAGTCGCACGACTCCCATGAGTGGCGTTTCCTCTTCTTCGCAGAATGCCTCCACATACCCGGCTATGACGCCCAGCATGAGTGAGCGGTCACGGAGAATAGAGAACTCTTCTTTTGAAAGGGTGATTGTGGTGTTGGTCATTTCAAGCGGCCTTGGCGATTTTGCGGGTGGTGGCGCCGAATTGCATGGCGATGTTGCTTGCGTGGACGGCGGCGAGGGTGCGGGTCTGTTGGTTCTTGCGCAGGGCATCGGCGGAGAAGGCGAGCTTGGTGCGGGCTTGGGCGGCGATGGCGGTGATGGTGGGGTCGTTGGTGATATTGAGCGCGGGGATGCGGTCGAGGTATTCCTGGAGTTTGGCGAGTGGGCCTTTGCGGTTCTCGCTGTCTACGATCGGGCCGTCATTGGCGAGGCTCTCTGCGGTGTCGGCTATGAGGCCGAGGAGGTTATCCAATACGGAGCGGGAAATCTGCGCGGTCGTGTTGGCGAGGCGTTGCTCGTAGTCGGCGGCGAGTCGCTTGCCGAGTTCGTCGGTGAGGGCATCGCGCACGAAGGCGTTTGGCTCCGGCATGGGGAGGATGGCGAAGTGGACGCGGAACTTGCTGGCGAGGTTCTCGCGGCTGGGGTAGTCCTCAAGTCTGAACGCGCCGTTTTTGTCGTAGCGTTCCTGCTCCAGCCAGATGTCGTAGCTGTCGAGCCACTTTTGGGCAAGGTCGCGGTAGGCGGCGGCGTATTCGCCCATGGTTGCCAGCCATTTCTCGCGCTCGGCTTCGACGCACACACGGATGTCGCCGATGCCGTCGAAGGTCATGTTTTTGTGAAACTTGCGCGCCTTGCGCTCGCAGGAGGCGAGGTCGTCGAGGCTGTTGCCCCAGAGTTGCTTCACGGCTTTGAGCGCCTTCTTGCCGGTGTGGAAGTGGTCGGTGAGGTGCTCGGTGAGTTCGTCGTCGGTCTTGGATTGGCCGGGGCGGCCGAACTTGATGGTGGCTTGCCAGAGTGTGTGCATAGGAGTTTTAAGTTTTAAGGATTAAGTTTTCAGGCCTCGCAGGGTTCTTCTTTTTTCTCGCAAGGCGTTGCGGGTTCTGTTCGTATGGGCATGAGGACATGGGTGTTGCCTTTGATGCCGGTGAGGAGGCCGGGGGAGAGGCTATCCCGTGCGTCGATGCAGTCGCCGCCATTTTCAAGGGCGGTGATGAGGAACTTGGTGTCGTAGGTGGAGCGGCAGGGGGTGCCTTTGAGGATCGCGGGCTGGGTGAACGCGCCGCAGGGGTTGCCGTCTTTGTCCCTCACGCTGAAGGTGACTCCTGTCGGGGACGGGGTGATGAGTGTGGGGGAATCCTTGGCGATGGCGGCGAGCTTGCGGAGGGCGGCGGCGGCTTGCGTGTTGTCGAAGCGCACGGAGTTGCCGCTGGCCTCGGGGATGACCTGCCGGTAGTTTGGGTAGTTACCCGCCTCGAGCTTGGATAAAATCCTTATACTAAGGATTCCTTGCTGCGCGCTGAAGGCGATGAAGCGTGGCGGGTCTTCCTCTTTGGCGAGGAGCGAGATCGCCGCTCGCTCGGGGATGAGCTTGCAGGCGGCGTTGGGGATGATGACTCCCTTGTGCTCGCCGAGTTGAAACGGGTGGGCGGACTCTTTGTGCAGGCGGCGGCCGTCGGTGGCGATGAGGTGGCCCTCGCCATCCCAGTAGATGCCGGTCAGGACAAGTCGCGTTTCGTCATTGGAGACGCAGCGCAGGAGTCGCTTGATCTTGTCGGTATCGAGGCACACGCCCAGGTGATGCTCGGTTTGTAGGGTTCCCGTCACGCCCGTGCCTGAGTCGGGGAAGTCTTCGGCGTTGTAGCCCCTTACGGGGACGGTGCTGGCCTGCCCGCCGATCGAGAAGGTGATGCTCGCCGGGGCGATGTGGATCGCGCTCTCGGGGTCGGCGGAGTTTGCGCAGTTGGCGAGGACAGCTGCCGGAACGACGACTGGCACGGCGCGATTCGCGGCGAGCTTGGCGGCGAGGCCGATGGGCTTCGGGGCGGGGATGGAGATGGTGGTCTCCCGATCCAAGTCTGTGGAGGTGAGCAGGATCGCGCCTTGGACGGGGGCGATCTTCACGCAGCCCAACAGGGCCAGCTTGGGCTTGCGGGGCGTGGTGCGCAGCAGGTGGCGCATGGCGGGGACGAGGTGTTCTTTGGAAATCGAGATCATAGCATAGTGAGGAGTTGGACGGCGAGGATGCCGAGGATGGTTAAGAAGATGGCGAAGAGGCGGAAGAACCGCGCCTTGGCGGCGCGGTGTTCCGCTTGTTCCTTGTCTTCCCAGAGGATTTCGGAGAGGTGGCGTGGCATTACTCGCTCCAGTCCTTGCTGCCGATGACGATGGCGTTGCCGGTGACTTGCAGGCGGGTGCCGTCGGCAAGGGTGACTTTGCCGTTCAGGTTGTAGCCCACGGAACCGGTGGAAAACTTCTTCCGTGTGGCGGCGATGGGTTGGCCAGAGATGAGTGGTGTGATTTCGGGGGCGGATGTGACGAATTGCGATTTGCTCATGGTTTTGGTGTTGTTGGGTTTGCTTTTGGGTTGACCGAAGTGGTCGGAAAGGGGTTCCCTGGGATTGTTGGTGGTGTATTCTGCGTGCCCAGGGTCACGCAGCGCAGACTCCGCCTGCGAGGGTATTTAGACGAGCCACGCACGGGTATCCCGTGCGATCGCTAAATTAAAGTGTTAAATCCTTATGATAAGGATTTTTTGATTACAAAGTCGATAGCCTCTCGGGCGGTCGGGAACTCTCCCCACTCTTGATTTTCAAAATCTGCTGTAAATATGAAGCGGGGGGTGTCTTTGCTCGTTCCTTCTTTGCTGGATAGGCACATGACGCAATGGCCTTGTTCGATCCAGTTTATCCTGTCGGTGTCGGTGATATTCATAAACGAAAGTGGCGGCGGCAGGCGGGGTCGAACCGCCACGGAGGTCTATCAGTCTCCGGTCATGCGCGGACGCCGCCGCATGGAAAGTTTTAAGGGTCAACGCGCCTTCAGGTTTTTCAGGCGGACGGCGCGGACGGTTGGGAGGGAAATAAAAAAGGGGAAGCAGGGGGTGCTTTCGCACCCCCTGCGGGTCGGCTACTTGGCGGCGACTGTTCCGCCCGCTTCGACGAAGCGGGAGGCCATCTCGCACAGGCGAGCGCCGACGATCCCTTGATCTTCGGCGGACAGGGCTTTCATGGACTCCTCGATCTCTTCGAGGAGGGCGATGAGTTCCTCCGATGTCGTCGGCATCTCGGGTGCTGCGGTCGGTGCGGGAGCTGGAGCCTCGGCGGCGGGAGCGGGCGTTGGTGCGGCTACCGGAGCGGCAGGCGTTGCGGGAGCGGCGGGTGTCGGTGCGGCGGGAGCCTCGACGGCGGGCGGGGTGGTCGCGTTTTGTGCGGCCACTTGCTCTTCCAGCTCCTTTTTGCGCTTCAGGGCTTCTTCCAGCTCCTTGGCTTGCTGCTCTGCCTTGATCTTGGCCTCGGCCTCGGCGGCTTCCTTGTCGGCCTTGATCTTGTCCTCGACAGCTTTCTTTTCGGCGGCGGTGAGGCCGGTGTCGTAGATCGCTTGCAGGTCGGCTTGGAAGTCGCCGCCTTGGCGGACGATCTCCACAGCCTGCTCGGGCGTGAGCTGCTTTTTCGATTTGGTGGTGATGACTCGGGCGATGATCGCCACTTCGGCGAAGGTGAGCTGATCGAACTCGGGTTCGGTCAGGTGTCCCGCTTCGACCAGATCGAACACTCGGGCGCCATAGCTGGCGTTGCTCACGGTGCCGGGCTTGATCCCGGCGTCTCCCAGAACGCTGTTGATGAACTTGCCTTTCGGCAGGTTCTTGTCGATGATGCGATACAGCTTGCCGATGGCGGCAAACGCACGCTGGCCTGCTTCGGTTTCCGCTTTGAAGCGGATGATGCGGTCGGCTTGCTCCAAGGCAAGTCCTTCGGCGTATGTCATTGCCCAGACATTGGGCGCGCTGACGGGCGCTTTTTTTGCTTTTGGCATATACTTAAAAAGCCGTCGGGTTTGCACAATGAAAACGGACGGCGCGTTTTCATCGCGTTTTCAACAAAAAATCCTTATTGTAAGGATTTTTCGTGAACTAAACAGATCGACTACTTCACACGGATGTCGTCGATTATTGGGAAGTGGCACTCGACCACTTGAGGATTCCGATGCGCCCGCTCGGGCTGGTCGGCGTGTTGCTTGGCTTCCTCGTAGGTGGAAAAGACTTTGCGGGTTAGCAAAGCGATCGCAGCTTCGCGGTCGTCATCGTTTTTGCCGATGACAAGAAATTGAGTTGGCATAATTTTAAAAAGCCGTCGGGTTGCACGATGAAAACGGACGGCGCGTTTTCATCGCGTTTTCAACAAAAAATCCTTACAATAAGGATTTTTCGTGAACTCAAAATTTGCATGAAGCGGGCAGGTCGCGCACCCTTCACCCTTCCTCAAAAATCCTTATTGTAAGGATTTTCGAGGAAGGACGCCGGGGCATGAAGCGGCCAGGTCTTCAAACTCAAAATCAAAGGAACAAACGAAAAGACGGCGACGCCGACCGCTGGCCGGATGCGTCTTTTTTTCCTTTGAATGAAGGAAACATCTTTCTTCCTTCCTGCCTAATATCAAACGAGGAAGGAAACATCTTTCTTCCTTCCTGCCTAATATCAAACGGGGAAGGAAACATCTTTCTTCCTTCCTGCCTAATATCAAACGAGGAAGGAAACATCTTTCTTCCTTCCTGCCTAATATCAAACGAGAAAGGAAACATCTTTCTTCCTTCCTGCCTAATATCAAACGAGAAAGGAAACATCTTCCTTCCTGCCTAATATCAAACGAGGAAGGAAACAAAAAAGGCCCTCAACGCAATGCGTTGAGGGCCAATGTTTTGCGCTTGTTACGCTAATTTAGCGGCAATTTTCGGAAAGCGCCGCTTCATGGTTTTTGCATAAGTGGTTGACTCCCAGCTTGTTCCAATCTCAATGACTTGAGTTTTAACTTGCTTGGATTCAACGCTTTGCGGCAATTCCACTACCGCGCTATCTTGCAGGTCTTGCAAGTCGCTCGGAATCAGCGTATTGTGCATGATTTCCGCGAGTTTATCCAATGCCTTGCGCTCCGATGAACTATTATCTGGAGCGGAAAACATTCCATTGCAGATACTTACAGCAGTATTGCGAAGGAGCTCACTTTTAGCTTTCCATGCGTTATATGTGCGCTTGTCAGTAAAGCGTTGAGGATAAGCAATATGCAAGCGATTCTTGCAAGCTCGGAGCTTTTCTGCCATTTCGTCGCGATTGTAATACTCTGTATCTTGTTCATCGCAAGAGTGTTGCAACTCAGCGCGAAGGAGTTTCCATGCTTTCTCATGGAATTTTTCGGCTTGCTCAACATCCTCAAAGAGAGGCATTTGCACGGATCTGCGAAGCTCGCTGGCGCAAGCGGATGACGCGGCCTTTATTCCAGGCTCTAAAACCTTGCCCGTCAATGTTTTATGACCTGCAATCAGTCCAGTCAATGCCGCGCTGTGCATTTCAATAAGGCGTTGAGCCTCAACGATTTGCCCGGAGCCATCGCGAGCGATCTTCTGATACTTCGCTTTCTGCTTGTCAGTCAACGAGTTATACTTGCCAATACTGATTTGCTTTGCATCGCCTTTCTTAGTCGTTGTCTGATAGGCAGTTCCACCAAAGGTGAAGTATTTCGCCCGCTGCCAAACGACTTTCCAAGCCGTTGTATTTAAGTCATTTACGCGATCCGCTTCACTTGGATTTGCCTTGAGATAGGTTTCAATCTCAAGCCGTTGCTTTTCAAGGTGTTGCGAGCGGACATCCTCCTTTTTGTATTGTGGCAACTCTGCCGCCTTTCTCTTTTTTGCCGCTCCGCGAATGTTCTGAACATATTGCTGATCAACTACTTGTGGGTTGTTTTCTGTTTGCATTTTATTTATTTATTTTATGTTTGTTACTGCTTTTCAGTTACTTGCGTCGTGCAAGCAACTGAAAACACTATACCAGAAAACGAAAAGGAAACAAGATATTTTTTCGAGTTTAATAAGTTCATAATCAATAACTTACAAGTAGCAAAAAATCGGTTTTTCGGGCTTTTTGGATGCTTACTTATGTATAATTATGCTTATTTCCGTCGATTGAAAAATGGTGTGTTTTCGAGCCGTCCGTGAAATTGATCAGAGGGGGGTGATGAAAATCCTTACGATAAGGATTTTTGAGGGCGTTGACTGTTGCCGTGTGGGGATATGAGCACGGATTGGCTGGAAATTTATCGCGACTATGCGGGGGATGAGTTGGAGGCGGAGATCACGCGGATGAAGCAGGAGGCGACGGTGTATCTGTCGCAGAACATCGCGGACAAGAGCTACCAGAAATCCCTGGACGAAGTGCGGAACCGGCTCCATGCGGCGATCCGTGTGCGCAATGAGCGGCGGAATCGTGATGTGCCGAGCTGGGGTGTGCCGGACTTCTCGGGTGGGATTCATTGACAGGATTTCGGGTGGGTATGGAAAAACGACTGGAAGGTGAGGAGAAAGTGCGGATGCTGGAGCGCGAGATGCGGCAGCCGCCGTCTGGCGGTGGGGCGTGTCCCAAGTGCGGGGCGCAGGTGCGTGATCCCTTTGGGGGGCGGGTGGTGATGCACGATGTGCCTGGATGCCGTGTGGTGAAATCGGGTTTCAAGGGCTGACGATCATGGCAGACCGTCTGTGTGTGTGTGGAGTGGCTGGGGCTGGGAAGTCGGCTCTGGCGCGGGTGCTGGTGCGCGACTATGGGTATGAGGTGGTGAAGTTTGCGGATCCCCTCAAGGAGATGTTGCGGGTGCTGGGCTTGGGGGTTGATGAGCTGGAGGGCGACCGGAAGGAAGTGGCGAGCGAGTTGCTCTGTGGGCGCACGCCGCGCTGGGCGATGCAACGCCTGGGCACGGAGTGGGGGCGTGACATGATCGGCGGGGCGCTGTGGGTGGAGGCTTGGCGTCGGCGTATCGAGGCGATGCCTACGGGCACGAAGCTCGTGGTGGATGACTGCCGTTTCCCGAACGAGTTGGAAGCGGCGAGGTCGCTGGGGTTTGTGCCGGTGCGGATATACCGCGCGGCGCGCACGCATTGGGGGGAGCGGCATCTCTCGGAGGTGGCGCTGGATGAGGTGTGGATGCCGGAGTTTGCGAATCACGGCACGCCGGAGGATTTGGCGAGGGTGATCTTGCATAGAGGGGCCGCTAGTTCCTGCTCGCTCATGTATCGGGGGGAGGTATGAAGATCGATTTTGAAGTGCGCTTGGTGCTGTGTGCAAATGGGGTTGCCGTGGGGCCGCGCTTGCAGAGGGACAAGCCATTCCCCCGCTATGAGTTGAGCTATCCCGATACGCCCGAGGGGCGCGAGAAGGCAGAGGCCGACTTGGAGCGGATCAAGAAATATGTGGAATCCTATGACAAAAAATAAGCCAGCCGTCGATTCGCGATTGCTGTTTTTCAATGCCTTGCGGGAAAAGTTCAGGCGTCCGCTCTTGCCTGTCGAGCCGCCTGCCACGCGCGGCACAGAGGCCGTTCCCCCGCTTCGTCAGATGGGTCTGGCTGAGTATATCGCGGCACGGAAGCGCGGGGAGATGACAGCAAACTTGAAGTAAATGAAAATAGAAGACGAAATCACGGAACTCTCCGAGCGCTGGTATGAACTCATCGGCGGCGAGCACCATAAGGATCGGGATTGCCACTGGTATGTGGAGGTGCGGTGGAGTTATGGGTTGCCGCAGGTGTATGTGGTGGTGCATGAGGGATATACTTTTGAGCGGATCGAGGAGGAGTTCAATACCTATGCCGAGGCTCTGGAGGGGTTGAAGGGATACCTGGAGCGGGCCGTCTCAGAAGAGATCGCCGAGCGCGATGACAGCGATGAGGGCGAGGAAGACGAAGAAGATTTATGAAAACAAAAATGGTGGTGGTGGATACGGAAACGGGGGGCTTGCGGGCGGATCGCCATGCGTTGCTCTCCATCGCGGCGGTCGATGCGGAAAGTGGTGAGGCGTTTCACGCTCTCATTCGCCCCTCGGCGGATTGGATCGTGGAGGCGGGAGCCTTGGAGGTGAATGGCTTGACGCTGGATTTCCTGCGCGATGCAGGTCGCGCCGAGTCGGTGGTGATGGCTGAGTTTGCGGCTTGGATGGATGCTCGGCGTGGCTCGATGGTGGCTGGCTGTAATGTGGCCTTCGACCTCGGATTCTTGGACGCTGCGGCGAAGCGCAGCGGGTTGAAATGGCAGGCTGGCCGTTCGCTGGATCTGCGTGGAGCGGCATGGCTGGCCTATGAGACGAAGGGGCTGGAGCTTGCGATCGGCAAGGATGGCAACCCCAAGCTCTCGCTGGATAGTATCGCGGGAGCGCTCGGCTTGAGCCGGACAACAGAGAAGCATGACGCGCTGGAGGATGCGTTGCTCACGCTGGCGTGTTTCCGCGAGTTGCTGGGGTGAATTTAACCACGGAGAACACGGAGGACACGGAGTTTTTTTTGGAGGAATTGGGATTGCGGCGGCGCGCGGGTTTCGCGCTGGTTAGCATAGCCCCAGGGTCGTAACCGCATAAAAGCGACCCCCTTCATTTTTTTAACCATAGAGGACACAGAGAAGGAAGATTATGAGTGAGTGGGAAACATTTTGTGACATCAGCTACTACCATTTGTGGCGGGTGCGCCGGAAGGACGAGCGGGGGTTTAATGATGGGTATCACCTCCAGCATGGGGAAGAGGCGAAGGCATTGGTCGAGTTGCTGAACCGACTGGAGCGCGAGCGGGATGAGGTGACTAAGGATTTGGAGTTTCGTCGCGAGCTTTACAAGGTTCAGGAGGAATACCTTGAAACGGCAAGACGCGAGCGCGATGAGGCGAGGGAGCAGAACGCCAAGCTCCGCGACATTGCGGGCGGCCTCGCTGCCGCCCTCGAACGCCTTGACGCACTTTATCGCTCAGAGCAAGACCCGGAGGCCCCTATGCCGCGACCGGATTGGCTACGGCGTCCGTTGCAAATGCTTGACGCCGAACTCGCAAGGAGGGCGCGGAATGAGTGATACAGCAAGCCAGTGGATAATGGTAGTCGCGGTAATCTTTTTGATTGCAGCGTCTTTTATAGCTTCAAATCAGCGGGATAACTTAAAGGCAGAAGCGGTCAAGCGAGGATTTGCGGAATGGGTTTCTGACTACAACGGGAACACCACATTCAAGTGGAAGGAGGGCGCGAAATGAGTGACATGATTAAGCGTTTCATTTTTGAGCGCGTCTCTGAAATCATCATAACCAAGCCTTGGATGAAGGCTTGCTATCGGGATTACCAGACGAGGGAGATCGTGATGGCGGCATGGCCTCTTAATTACGCCATTCAGCTTGCATGGATGCTCAACCTGGCGTGGCAGAGGTATCGCCATCGGGAGTCTTGGATAGATAGAATGATCGCGAGCGAGGCGAGGCTTAAAATCATCCAACTGGAGCGCGAGCGGGACGAGAAGCAAGAAATCATTCGTCGGTCTTGCGTGGATTGGGCTGAAGACCACACTCACCTTCAAAACCTTTGCCGGGAGGTTGGAGCCACGGAGCACGAAGTAGAAGGCGATTCCTACGGGGTTCCAAGTATTAGCGATTTAGCTGATTGCTTGAAAAAATTGCTCGTTTGCCAGCGCGACAAGTGGGAAGAAACCGCTCGCGTTTACTGCCAGAACTCGGACTACCACCGAGAAATGCGCGAAAAAGCAGAACACGAAATTGGGCGCGGTAAACGGGAACGCGCACAGATCCGCAAGACGCTATCCCAAAGCGGAGAGGCTATTGGAAATGGAGATCATGATTATTCGATTACTGAAATGGTCGAAAAACTCATCCAATCAAAAAACTACTTTATTCAAAAAAGTGATTCAGTAGAGCGCGAGCGGGACGAAGCGATTGCAGCGAGAAAAGCCTCTGCTGCCGACTGGCGAAACCAACTGGTCCAAATGGGCAAATGCGTTTCATCGGCAAAACGAATGGCTGCATTGGCAGTAAAAGAGCGCACAGAGATGTTGGAGGCGTTGATGAAGATCGAAGATGTCTTTGTCGATGGCGAGGATACTTACGAAGGCTGGAGGGCAATGGGGAACATTGCCAGAGCGGCGTTGGAGGGCAAGGTGTGAAATCGATCCGAGTTTCGCCAACCACGATCATAAGCGTCTGCGATGCGCCTGACAATGAGATCGTTGTAAAAGGGCGGGTGTGGAGGTTTGATTTTGACCGGCACCTTGGCCCGACTTGGCTCAGAAAAGACGGGTCAGACCGCAAGTGCCAGAACCCAAGCAAGGCTGTTTGGAAGGCGTTTGGGAAATGGTTTGATCAATATCATCTTGAAAGGTGGAAGGCAGCAAAATGATGGATATAAAAATAGCGCAGCAAGAGGCCATTACCGAATTGGTGTTGGAGAATCAGAGGTTGAAGCGTGAGCGGGATGAGGCGCGGGAAAAATATACAACCTTTCTGACAGAAAATATGTTGGCCGTGCAAAAGCTTTGCACTGAACGCGACGCCGAGCGGGAGTCTGCTCGCCGCTGGCGCAAGTTGGCATCGGCTTACGAAATCCTCATGCCGCCTGTGGGCGGGAAGCGCATTATGAAGCTCGCGCACCGCGATGGGTGGGAGTGTGCCTATTGCGGTGCGGAGACTTGCTTTACAGGCAGGGATGGCCCCAAGGCCACGGTGGATCATGTCGTGCCGAAATCCAAGGGCGGGCTGGATCATTTGTCGAACTGCGTGGTGGCTTGCGAGGCGTGTAACTCAGCAAAAGCGGATCAAGAAGATTGGACGCCGCCGCAGGTTGACGAGCCTAAATCGGAGATACCACAGGACGATGCCGCTCATCTTTCCAGTATGCAAAAGACATGGGAATGGCGGGATGGAATGTTCCGAAGGAAAAAAGATGGAGAATAAAGAATACCCCAGGTGGGCTTGCCAAGAGTGCGGTGAGAAGCATGGAGCCAAGCCCAAGATGGATCGCGTTTCGACTTGGCACTACGGCCAATGCGATGTGTGCGGCGGCCATAAAAGCGTCACCGAGCCGCGCGACTACGGGCATTTCCCTTATTGGTTTCAAACAAAGTAAAAACTATGGAATTTCAAGAGTTTCCGAAAATGCCGCGCTTGTCGCGGGAGATGATCGTGACCGAGAAGATCGACGGCACGAATGCCCATGTCTATATCGTGGGGAACCCCGAGGGGTTCTATACGGCGAAGCATCCCGATCCCTTGGTGATCGCGGAGGGGAATTGTGGTGGGGAGCCAGCGGTGATCTTTGCCGGATCGCGCTTGCGGTTCATCGCGCCGCAGGATGACCATTTCGGTTTCGCGGCGTGGGTGAGGGATCATGCTCAAGAGCTTTTCGGCTTGGGTTTTGGAAGGCACTTTGGCGAGTGGTGGGGGCGAGGCATTCAGCGCAACTACAGGTTGAATGAGCGGCGCTGGAGCCTTTTCAATGTGTCGCGCTGGTGCCTGCACGGGCAGGAGCCGCAGCGTGTGCCGACCGCCGATCCTCGCATTGAGAAGTATCAAGAGCCTCTGCCTGAGTGCTGTGGCCTTGTGCCGGTGCTGCATAGGGGGCGGTTTTCTGTCCTGCAATGCGATATGGCTTTGGATGAATTGATGATCGGCGGCAGCAAGGCCGCTCCGGGGTTTATGAAGCCGGAGGGCATCGTGGCCTTCCATGTCGCGGGGAATGTGGGCTTCAAGAAAACGATTGAGAAGGACGAGGAGCCGAAGGGGATGGGCAAAGTATGAAGGATGAAGTAAGAAGGACGATAGAGAAGCTGCGCTCCTACAATAAATGGCGGCGGGGCGATGAGGAACTCTCGCAGCCCGATCCGCGAGAAATCGGCATCTGGATCGATGAGATTTGCAACTACGCCGAGGAAAATGATGAGCGCGACGACGCGCGGCGTCTGGCCGATGCCGTGGCCGAGAAGGCAAAAGCTCTTGTCGCTCGGTGGGATCAGCCTTCGTGGAAGGATGTCGCCCCTACGGCGGGTTTTATCTATGATTTGCGGAATGCGGTCGCTGCCTACGAGGCGGTGAAGAAATGAGCGATGACGCTTCACTGCCCTCGCGGCGATACACTTGCATCTCTTGTGGCATGAAGGGGCGTCGGAGTAATGCGCCCGAGCAGAGGCAACGCGAGCCGATTTGCCCGCGCTGCGAGAGGGGGATGGATCAGCTCGATCTGTATGCGAAATTGATTCCCTTTTGGCGGAGTCGTAGGAAAGATGTGCGAAAGGTTGAAAAAACAGCACAGGATTTTCAACAAATTTGAGAGCAATAATGTGGCAATGTGGCGGGTGGCTAACCTTGGCGGGTGTGCATCTGGTCAGCATACGAAGCCATTCCCGTAACCACATAAAATCGGGAACTCTCACCCTGTTGACTGCGAAATTTGGGGCTGTATGAACGAAGAATATCCCAAATGGGTCTGCTTGGAACATGGGCGCAACTGGTTCAAGAAATGAATTGCCCGAAGTGCGGTGGGGATACGCGCGTGGTCGAGAGCCGTCCGCGCGAAGGCGGCGTGTGGCGGCGGCGTAAGTGCGCGAAAGCTCACCTCTCCTACACGCTGGAGACGCAGACTGCCGAGCCGATTAAGAAAGTAGGAAAGATGAAGGATGAAGTAAGAAAGGGGCCGAAAAAACCCAAGGCTTTGCCCAAGCCGAAGCGACAGCCGCAAGCCCCCTACTCTCCTGCCGTGGAGGAGTGGAATCTCAATGTCACGGCCTCCTCGCCGCTGTGGTTGAAGTCGATGGCGCTCAAGCTCGGTTGACCGCCATGCGCTGTGGGCATGGGGATTGACCACAACAGAGAGCGATTGCGCGAGTTGGCGCAGGTGAGTCGGGAGTTTGGACTGCTTGGACATCCGCTCAAATACTCGCGCCCATACATTTATGGAGACCATAGCCTGCCGAGAGGGAGTGGCGAATACGAGGCTCCCGAGGCATTCCGGCTCACCAACCAAGGGGAAAGTTTTGCTCCTGGCCAAGAGGCGGCAATAGCCAAAGTCAGAAAAAACGGAGCCATCTCTGTCGGCCTCAAGAAGACCACGCCCGGAGGGTGGCAGGCGATTGCTGAAGCCAACGGCCTCGCCCGCGCGGCGGATGTGAAGCGCAGCGTGCTCAGACACGAGATCGTCCACTCGATCCAGCGGGCCAAGGCGGCATCTCAAGGGCAATCCTATGTGAGAAGCATGATGAACCCCGTCAAGCGATACATCGCCGAGGTGGGCGCTTACGCCACGCAAAACCGAAGAAGACCCGGCAGAAGCATCGTGGAACGGCTGTTCCCGACATTCAAGGCCATGCTTAGTGCGAGGAGGTCGATGTGATGATTCCAACCTCTCCCCTCCGTGCTCTCCGTGTCCTCCGTGGTGAATCCCTCCCCGTTGACTACTCCGCAATGAGCGTATGAACTTTCTGGATCGAGCAGTTTCTTTTTTTGACCCCGAGGCGGGAGTGAGTCGGGCGATGGCGCGGGAGCGGTTGAAAGCATTTGGGTATGATGCCGCGCAGCCTGGCACGAATCGCGGTGGCAGCGGCGGGAGGCAGAAGAACTCCTCCTCCGAGACATGGCGTATGCAGCGGGATCGTCTTGTGCTTTTGTGGGATGCGCGCGATGTGGTGCGGAATTTTTCGATCCTGCGCGGCATCATTTCGCGCATCGTCCAATACACCGCCGATACCGTCCAGTATGTTTCGCAGACGGGGGATGAGGAGATCGATTCGATGTATCAGGACTATTTCCATGCGTGGTGCGAGCAAGCGGATATCACTGGTCGTCACCGGCTTGGTGCGCTGGTGTGGATGGCTATGTGGAGCTTGCTGGTCGATGGCGACCACGGCTGGCACTTGGTGCAGATCGAGGAGGGCGGCAAGCAACAGCTTCGCATTCAGAGTATCGAGGCCGACCGCATCGGGGATCCGAACAATCCGATGAGCCCCGGCAACAACAACGACATAGGCGGCGTTATCGTGGACGACTTGGGCCGACCTGTCTCCTACCGCATCTTCAAGCGCGAGCGGCGCACGGCCTTGTATTCCTTTGAGAAGGAAATCCCTGCCGACCAGTTCATTCACATCTTCGACCCGATGCGGGTGGATCAATACCGAGGCGTCACGGCACTCTCGACCGTGATCGCTCCTGCGCGGGATTTGTATGAGGTGTATCACTTTGAGAAGCTCGCCGCCAAGTGGCAAGTCGGCCATGCGGGATTCATCAAGGTTTCAGACCCCACTCGGCGCGATGGCGGCATCTCGGCGTGGAATGGCACGAAGGACAACCGCCCCGACTCGCCCGGCACGATGGCGATGGAGGCAGGAAAAATCCAACGACTCTCGCAGGGCGAGGACATCCAGTTCGCTCCTGGCACGAACCGCCCGAGTGGAGCCTTCATGGCTCTGGTGCAGGTGATGGTGCGCGAGATCGCGAGCGGGCTGAATATGCCCTACGGATTCCTTTATGACATGACGGCGTTCTCGGGTCACACGGGTCGCATCGAGATCGCGCAAGCCATGCGCTCGATCCGCCGCTACCAGAAGTTGCTCGCCGAGAAAGCCCTCGACCCGCTGCGTGATCGGGTGATCGGCCTTGGTATTTCTCTCGGTGATTTGCCAGCGCACCCGAAATGGCGCAGCGGCAGATGGGGCTTTGGCCGCTCGCTCACAGGCGATTATGGTCACGACACTTCGGCGAATCTCCAGCTTCTCTCTGCCGGACTCGTCACCGCCACCGACCTCATTGCCGAGACAGGACAATCCTTTGAGGAAGTGGTTCGCCGTAGCGCGAGCGAAGTCGCTTACTTGCAACGGGTCGCCACTGAAACTGGTGTGCCTATCGAACTCATCAATCAACGACTGCCTGGGCCGACTCAAGCCCTCGCCGCCATGGCCGAGCCGCCGCAGCCGCCGCCGCCTGGCCTCGTGCCGCAGGGGTTGGATGTGAAGCCGCTCTTGGAGCTTCTGAAAAATGTGGGCGAAGGGATATTGGATCGTGAAAGCGCGATTATCAATTTGATGAACCTGTATGGCGTGGAGCGCAATGCGGCTGAGAAGATGATCCCCGATGGGCCGAAGGAGAAGAGTTTAACCACGGAGAACACGGAGAGCACGGAGGGCGAGAAATGAGCAAGGCCGGTCAAAATTCGTTAAAGGGCTCGGGGTGTTTGTCGTATCGGCAGTCGGGGCAGAGGCGGCGGTATCTCACGCAGGAGGAGCGGGAGCGCATTTGGATGGAAGCTCTCAAGCGGGATATGGAGCGCGCGGAGGCGTATTTCTGGCGGCAGACGCCGGAGCGGCGGCGGGTGCAGAAGAACTATCTGGAGGCACACAAGGGATTTGGTCGGGAGGGGAATGATTTTATTTTTGGAAAGGGAAAAAAACGATGAGTGAGAGAATTCGATTGGCTATTGAGAATGGGAAGAATGAGCGGTTGAGGCTGTTGACGCAAGGGTCGCTGGGTATGAGGCTCAAAGAATTTCGCTATTATCAACCTCCTGGCGGTTTTTACGGAAATCCTTACGATAAGGATTTTGCTCAGGAGAGGCAGAAAGAGCGTCGCCACGGGTTGATCAAAGCGGGCATCGTGGGCGCGGGTTTGCTGGGTGGTGGAGCTTTGCTGGGCCGTGGGTTGTATAAGGTCGGCAACAGCGGGGCCGTGCGGCGAGCCGAGGATCTGGCCGAGGAACTCTCGAAGCTGCGTGCCAGTAAGGCCGCTGCCGATGTCGGGAATGCCGCGCCTGCTCCGCGTGGCCGCCCGAAGTCCGTCGTTCAGCCTGCTCCGCAGACACCGCAGGCTCAGACGCCCCAGACGCCTCCCCCACAGCCTCCGCCACAGACGCCTCCGCCGACAGCCCCCAAGGTTACTGGGAAGTCAGCGCAGCAAGTCAAGGCGGTCGAGAATCTGAATAAGCAGGGGGCATTATCGAATGCCGATGCCACCGCCGAGATGGATGAGATCGCAGCGGCAGCAGAAGCAGCCAAGCCGCCGCGCAAGCTCACGGCGAGGCAGCAAAAATTAGCGAACCGGCAGGCTAAAGTCGCCAAATTCGCCGCCGCTCAATCTGGAGGGACGGCCTCCGTGCCGTCTGCTCCCGCAGCGCCAGTCGCTCCGAAAACAAAGGCTCCCGTAGCTGCAAAGACTCCTGCCGCGCCCAAGCCTCCAGTCAAGACCCAAGCTCCTACAAAACCCGTCGCCAGCGCGACCAATCAGGAGTTTTGGGAGAAGAAAGGCGTCGGCAAAGTGCCGCTCACGGGAACGCCCGAGCAGAACGCTGCCCTGCGCAAAAGGTTGGAAGAGACTCATGCCGCTGGGGGGTTCAATGGCAAGGTCGCTGCCGATGTGATCGATGAGGCCCGCGCTTCGCTGAAACCGAAATCCGATTTTCCAGAAGGACTCAGCGATAAACTTCGCGCGGCAGGGAAGGAAAACAATCCGAAGCCTAAAGGTAAGAAAAATTCCAAGGCCAAAAAAGAGGATGCCGATGAGGCTGACGATCTCGACGATCTGGAGGCTGACGACATCAATGAACCGGATGCCTCGGCGGAAGAAGCCGATTGGGAGGCAAAGCTGAAGGAGAATCCCCAAGTGCGCGCCAAGAAGTCTGCCGCAAAGTCAGGCTCCAACAAGCCTGCTGCCAAGCCTGCCGCAAAATCCAAGAAAGGTAAAAAAGAGGAAGCTCCGCTTTCTCTTGCCGACAAAATCGCTGCCAAGGTCAAGGCGAAGCGCGACAAAAAGAATGGCAAGAATCTCTCGGCCCTCTTGCAGCGTGTGCGGTATTTCAATCAATTTCAAACCGACGAGGCGGGCATCCCGCTCACGGGTCGCGTGGCGAGGGATCGCTTCGTGAAGAAGCTCCGCGATGAGGACTTGGATCGCCGCGATGCGAATATCCTGCGTGCCGGTGGCGCGGGTGCGCTGGCGGGCCTACTGGCTCGTGGCCGCATCGGCGCGAGCAAGCGCGCACTCATCGGCGCGGGTGCTGGCGGACTCGGCGTGATCGGTATCCGTGCCCTCACGAATAACGACCGCGACATCTACGGTGAGCGGGATCGCGGCAGCAAGCGCGCGGAGTTGCTCCCTGCCGTGGGTGGCCTCGGCGCGGCGGCTTGGCTTGCGGGTAAGCGGTTGAAGGCGTTTGCGGCGAAGTTTAACCACAAGAAATTTAACCACAGAGGACACAGAGGACACAGAGGGCACAGAGGGCACAGAGGAGGGGTGAAGGAGTTTGCCGCGTATGTCGAAGATATGGCGATCGAGGGCCTTCCTAAAAATGTGCAGGCCGACATCGCTCGCTTTATCAATGCGAAGCCGGGCGATAAGGTGATCCACTACGGCATGGTTGTCTCGGAGTTGGCGATGATGGCGGACCTTCCGAATCTCAAGCTGGCCCGCGCAAATGTTTCCAAGCTCGAAAAAGCGAAGGCGGCAAAAATGGTTTTCGATCAGTTGAAGAAAGGCGAGAAATTCGTTCTGATCCTGAATGGCAAAGTGGTGGATGGCCATCACTTCATCGCCAAGGCGGAGCGTGGCGGCGTTACGAGTAGTCTCGATGTGATCGATCTCACTCCACTTCGCTTCCAGCATCTCTCCGCCCGTCTTCGCGGCGTGAAGAACTTTGACGACTACCGGCTCTATTATTTCAAGGGTCGCAATACGGGCATTGCCGCGCGGAGTGCGGAGGAGGCTCGTAAAAAGAAGAAGCGTGGCGGCGATGAGTTGGTGGCTGTGCGCACGCCGAGCGATTCCGAGAAAAGCCAGATGGCGCGTGGCATTTGGGTGCGGACTCGGCGCGATGGCAAGTCGCCTGGGCAGTCTCGCTATGGCAAGGGGCGTGGGCAGGGGCCAGCGCGGAAGAGCTTGAGTGCGAAGCTGCGCGGATTGAAAGAGTTTGGGGTGTTGAAGTCAAAGATCGTGCCGGTAATAGAAAGGGGTATTGATTTGATTACTGATTATGATCCTTTTGGGCACTTTGCACGGCGGAGAGCGAAGTATACCACTCAGCAGGCTAAGCATGTGCGTGCACAGGAAAGCGCGCACGCGGCAAGAATGTCCCAAATTCTTGGCAGCAAGTGGTCACCCAATTACGGTGAATCATATGGCGCGAAATTCTACACTAAAGAAGCAAAGGGATACCGCAAGCAGGCGGCTGATCGTTTCAAGCGGGACGCTGTAGTATCTGGGGCAGGATTAGTCGCTGCTGGTGCTGGAGCTGGATACTTGGCTACGCGCAAGAAACAACTTGCGGCGAAACTGCGCGTCAGATTTTTCGAGAAAAAGCGTTTCGGGCCTCCAGCGGGTTTTTACGACAAAAACTCGCCCGAGTATTGGAATTCCCCAGAGCGGAAGGCCGAAAGGGAGGTGCTCCGGCAAGAGAATTTAAGGAAAGAGAACGCCCGGATTCCTCGGCATCTTCGCGCTCAAGGATGGTCTTGGACGGGTCGCTGGGATGGCAAAAAAGGCGGCGGATCAATTTATCGGGATCAAGATGGAAAGGATCACTATATTGGTAAGGATGGATTCAAGGGATTTTCCGCCCGCCTCCGTGCTATCAAATTTTTTGAGAAGCGGGATCGTGAGAAACGCGGTATGAACCCCTATGTGGGGGCTGCGCTCTCGGGCTTTGGCAGTGGTGCGGCACTTGGCTCTCTGGCGCTCTTGCGGCGTGGGGCGACATTCCGTGGCGCGGCTAAGACAGCGGGCAAGCTCGGCTTGGCCTCGGCGGGCATCGTGGGCGGCGGGGCATTGCTTGGCAGCAAGATCGTGGGCGATCCGCGCAAGGAGGAGTCCGCTCCCTTCATGAAGCGGGCGGCGATCGGCGGCACGCTGGTGGGCGCAGGCGCAGGACTCGGTGGGGCATTGCTGCTTCGCAAGACCAAGGGCGGAGCGCGGGCGCTCGTCGCGGCATCCAAGAAGAGCGAGCCATTTTCACGGCCTGCCATGTGGCTGCGTAAGTCGCCGCTTCTCGGGGCGACTGGCATAGGTGCGGTGGGTGGCGCTCTCTATGGGGGCGGCATGGGACTCGATGAGGGGCAGCAAGTGGACTCGATCCGCAACATTAAAAAAGATTTGAAAAAGAACCTCTCGTCCCGCTTGAAGCTGCGGTTCTTTGGCCGCTCCGACCAACCGCGCTGGGATGCCCGGCAGGGCGGTGGAGTGCAGTCCCACGAAGACTCGCAATTTGCACACCCTGCTTGGGGGTGGGCGAACGACCGTCCGATGTATGTCGCCAAGCGCGACAGCGCGGGCCGCGTCGTGCGGGATAAGGAGACTGGCGAGGCGATTCGCGTGAACTGGGATCCGAGTTCAGGTCAGCTCTGGAACTCGATAGCTCGCGAGGCGAAAAATAAGCGGGTCACTGTGCAGCGCGGCGGTCGCCTGACGAGGGATGTGGCACATGTCATTCAAGGCAAAGACCGCGAGCGCGATGCCAGTGGGCGCATCAAGAAGCGTGAGTGGGAGAAAAGCTGGTTCCACAACAAGGCCACTGAGATCGGCATGACAGCGGCGGGATTGGGCGGACTCGCCACCGTGCGCTATGCCAATAACAACCCGGATACCAAGATCGGCAAAGCCTACACAAATACCCAGGCAAGCCTACGCGCTACGAAGGATGGCCTCTCGGAAATCGGTGGGAACATTTTGAAAGGCATCACCAAAATCACCGCGAAAAAAGCGTTCTCCGCGAAGCTCAAGCGGCTCCGTGAACTCGATGCCATCGCGGAATACGAAGGCTGGGATGTCCGTGATCCGCGTGGCCGCTCGGCCCGTGTCTTCGCCCCCGGCAGCCGCAAGCGCGAACGCCGCCCGAAGGAATGGCATGAGAAGACGGAAAACGAGCGCAAGCTCTGGAAGGCAGGCATCGCCGCAGGCGTGCTCGGCGGCGTGGGAGTCACACTCGTCGGCCAACGCCTCGTCTCCGGCAAGTCGCTCATACCCTCGCGGTTTATGCCCAAGAAGGTAACTCCACCCGATGCCAGTGTCTTTGTGGATGCGGCCAAGGTGTTCAAGGCAGGCGCTTAAAACTTTATTCTTAAAACTTAAAACTTAATGGACTCAAGACCACGCAACAACAACGGCCAGTTTGCTCCCGAAGAGCAAGGCGGCATGGATCCGAATACCACCTCTGCGGCATACAATCCGCAAATCATCGAGGCCCGTAAAGCGACCCTCGCCGAGAAACTGCGTCGTGCCATTGGCCTACGCCGTGGCGTAGAGGAAAGCGTGCCGCAGGAGCAGCGGGTTCTTTCGAGGTTTGACCACAGAGGACACGGAGAGCACGGAGGGGTGAGGGAGTTTTCGATTCTTAATAAAATTTCCAATCTCACGGGAATGGCGCAGATCAAGGCCGGGCGCGACTCGTTGGGTGCGGCAAAATACAACAGGAGCCTTAGGGATGCTTATCGAGAAAGTGCCATCAAGGAAGCCAAGTATCCCTACCATGATGCTGATCTTAGGTATAGGCTTGAGAGCAGTGCGAGGCATGCCGCGATAGAGAGAGGCTTTTATGCTAAGAATGATGTGCGTCGAGCCAGAAAACTCATCAATGAAGGCGTCCGCCGCCGTAACATTTCGATTGGCGTCGGCGCAGGCGTGGTGGGTGCTGGCGCGGGTGCTGGGTATCTTGCGACGCGTGAGAAAGACCTCTCTGCTAAGCTCCGCTTGCGCGAGTTGGCGCGGCAGGCGGCTTATGATCCCTATGCGGTGCAGGCGCAGCCTGCGGAGCCGGGGCAGGCAGGCAGAGATTTTCGTAATGCGGCGCTCGGGATCGGGGCTTTGGGTGCTGGTGGAGGCGTGGCCTACGCAGGGTTTCGCGGAGCGCAGGCGGCTAAGAGCGCGCAGACGCTCACGGATGATGCGCTCAAAACCTCGGGCGAGGCTCGCAAGGCGGCTCGCTCGGCGAGGGTTGCGGCGGCGCGAGTGAATCGTGCTGGCAAGGTGATCAAAACGCAGCTCACGACCTTCCCGACTTTCAAGAAGGTGGCTTCCAAGATTTTTGAAGAGGATTTGCAAGGTCTCAAGGAACTCGCTGCGCGGAGCGTGGAGTTGAACTCATGAACCTTAAATCCCGACTCAAGGAACTGGCGGCGAAGTCCGAGGAGAAGCGCAGTGGCGTGGGCCGTGCGGCTTTGATCGGGGCGGGTGTCGCGGCGGGTGGTTTGGTGGGGATGCGCACGCTGCCGCGTTTGCTGCCGAAGGGGCGCTTGGTTCAGGAGGGGGAGTCTCTTCTTGGCAAGGTGGTCTATAACAACCAGGGGCTCACGACGCCTGCGGAGATCATTCATTTACCGAATGGGCGGAGCTTGCGCGGTGTGCTGAGGAAGAACCGCGAGGCGGCGGGCGTGAAGGGTGCGCTCTCGCGTGCGGCGCTGAAGGCGGATGAGTTTTTGGGCGTGCCGCAACGGCACTATGGCGTGGGTGTGGGCAGTGGGCGGATCGCCGAGGTGAGCAAATCGCGGGGGCGCAAAATTGTGGATCAGGCGGAATTCGGCAAGAAGGTGTATATCGACAACGATGGCAAGATTCTGCGTGAGCGGGGTATCCCGCAGCGGGCGGAAGGGCGCGCGGGCACAATGAACGATGCCGAGGTGGAGGCTTTCAACAAACGCTACGAGGCTTCGCAGGCCGACAAGCGCTGGGACCGTAAGAGTGTGTGCCCAGCGGGAGCGAATAACTGCGAGGCTTATGCGCGTGGCATCGGCACAGGCAAGGCGGTGAGCCGCCAAGTGCAGGCGATGCGTGTCGGCGCGATGGCTGGGGCTGTGG